TAATATGAATAATAAACCAATTATAAGTGGTCCAGGACCAGATACTTTTGGAGACTCAAGTAAATTAACAACTGAAAACTTTTCTATTAGAGCAAAGAAAGCAGTTAAAAGACAAGACCCAGGTTATTCTTATCAACCAGCAGGTGGTGGTAAAGTAAAAGGTTAAATTATTTATGGACAATATTCTAAAAGAAATTGGACATGAAATAGATAAAGAAATAAGTCAGATTCAAGTAATGTTAGGGGATGGAGTCTGTGAGGATTATGCCCAATATAAACAATTAGTAGGTACTATTGTAGGTTTAAAAAAATCTAAAGAACTTATTAAAACAATATATAATAACATGATAAATGGAGATGATGATGCAGACAATTAAAATGCCACAAGCAATTAAAAATGATAGATGGACTAACAATGATGAATTACCTGACCCTACAATATTACCAGAGTTACCAGGTTACCATGTACTGGTTCGCCCTGTTTCAATAAAAGATAAAACAAAAGGTGGTATTATGCTACCTGAATCTGTTAAGAGTGATATTGCTTATTTAACAACAGTAGGTAGAGTATTAAAGATAGGAGATATAGCATATAAAGATGATGATAAATTTCCTAATGGACCTTGGTGTAAAATAGGTGACCATGTATGTTATGGTAAACACACAGGTCAAAAACTTTTATATAAAGGAGTAAGACTTATATTATTATTTGATGACCAAATAATTATGAGAGTACAAAATCCTAAAGATTTAGATACAACTTATAATCTATCTAATTAAAATAAATAAATATTTTTAAAGGAGAAAGACTATGCTATTAACTAAAAAAATAATAAAGTTCTCTAATACATATTTTATAAAAATTCCTAAAGCTATGAAAGGTTTATGGGATTTATCTGAAAATCGTTGGGGATATAAAAAAGTAAAAAACAATGACTAAATTATGTGCAAGGGGGAAAAGTGCTGCGAAACGTAAATTTAAAGTTTATCCAAGTGCGTATGCAAATGCGTATGCTTCTAAAATCTGTGCAGGAAAAATTAAAGACCCTAGTGGAAAAAAGAAAAAAGATTGGAAAGGTTCTGCAAAAAAAATGGTTGGTGGTAAAACAGTGGGTAAACCAAAAGGTAAAGTTGCTAGGGGTTGTGGTGCAATTATTCCTGCTAGAAAGAAAAAAACCAAGTATGCTTAAATTTAAAAAAAGACCTAAGTTAAAAGATGATGAATAAATATACACAAAGACAATGGGATAGAACTGTAGGTTATGGTAAAGTTCCAGATAAATATAAATTAAAAGAAGAAAAAAAGAATGGTTAAAAAAGGTGGACTTAAAAAATGGTTTAAAGAAGATTGGGTAGATATATCTACAGGTAAACCATGTGGTAGAAAATCTGCTAAGTCTTCAAAAAGAAAATATCCAGTCTGTAGACCTAAGGCAGTTGCAAATAAAATGACTGCTTCACAAAAGTCATCTGCAGTTAAAAGAAAAAGAAATAAAACTAATGTTGGACCTAAACCAACTTCCATAAAGTACCCTATTAGTGCAAGTGGGAGGAAACAAAAAACAAGAAGGAAAACATAATGATAGACCCATTTACAGCCTTTGCAGCATTAAAAGCTGCCAGTAGTAGTATTTCTACTGCTATAAAAGTTGGTAAAGATTTAACTTCAATGGGTGGTGCAGTTGCTAAATGGGCAAAAGCTGAAGCTAGTTTACAAGTAGTTGCTAATCATAAGCCAGGAATGTTTGGAAAATTAACTGGTGTTGAGCAGAATGCTATTGATGCTCATTTTAGAAACGAAGAAGCTAAAAGACTTCGTGATGAAATGAGAGAACTATTTGTTCTTTATGGTTCTCCAGGTCAATGGGATAGATTGCAAAGTGAGATTGCTGCTGAAAGAGCACGTCAAGCTGCTGCAGTTAAAGAACAACTACGAAAGCAAAAGTTACGACATAATATTATTATAGGTATTGTGTTAGGAATTATTGGTTTTGGTTTAATAACTTTAGAGGTAATGTACTTGAAAGGAATGTTATAATGAAGAAATCTAAAATGGGTTATGCTGGTGGCAAGAAAGTTAAAATGGGATATGCTGGTGGTAAAAAAGTTAAGATGATGAATGCAGGTGGAATTATTTCAGGTCCTAGATGAGTGAACTAATATCCAACATACCTTTTTTTAGGTGTTGGGTAAGGAAGGAGTTTACTCATAGTCATCAAAAATATCATGGGGAATATTTACATGGACTAGCAATTGCAGTTAATTGTATGCCTGATAGATGTTTAAGTTTCCAAGTTGTATTTACAGGTTGTGAAGCTGAAGAAAAAAATTTACATGGTGGTGCTATGTGGGCACGAATGCCAATCACAGGTTTAATAGGTGATATACCTTTAGATGAATGGACACCTCCTATGGAAACACACTATGCTCAACCTTGGGATTGTCCAAGTCATAATCATAGTGTGATTGTTATGGACAGAGTTAGTTCAAGTCCTTGGTTATGTAAAGTAAATGGAGAATTTTATACTGGTAAATATTATTTTACTGTAGACTTTACAGGGAATGCAGTGGCAGATGACCCTGCACAACATAAACAATCTCATGTATTACATTTAACTTCAGGACCATATAAAGGTGCAATGGTAGCTTTACCTAATAATAGAGTTAGAGTTACAAGTCCTGCAATGTGGTCAGCAGGTGAAGGTGCTCCAGATTTTATACCTTCACAATATAAACATACTGCTGAATGTCATGATGATTATATGGATGTTAATAAAACATTTGATAATTTATATAATGGTAAAAATAAAAATAACTCTTGTATCTCATAGGGTTGTATAGTATTATAAATACTTTATAACTTTACGTAATCGTTTGGTTCGTAACAAATGGAGATAATATGTCTAAAGAAGAAGAAACATGGAGTAAAATAGATACTTCAAAAAAAGAAGATACAGAAGATAAAGTAGATTTTGAGGTTGAAAAACCTTCAGTAGATTCTAAAGCTAAAGAAATGGCAGAAGTTGTTAAACAAGAAGTTGAAGTTGAGCAAGAAAAGCCAGTTGAAGAAAAAGTAGAAGTAGAAGCTAAAGAAGAAACTCAACCAGTTGAACAAAAGTCTGAAGAAGAAAAAGCAACTGAAGGCATTGAAGGTAAACGTGCTGAAAAAAGAATCAGACAATTAGTTCGTCAAAAGAAAGAACGAGAAGAAGAGGTTCAATCACTTTTAACTAAACAAAAAGAGTTAGAAGAAAGATTAAAAACAACTCATGACTCTCAGTTTGATTTAACTAAAACAAGTATTGAGTCTCAAGAAAAAGGTTTAGAAAATCAATTAGGTTTAGCTAAACAAAATTATTTAGATGCTTTTGAAAAAGATGATAAGAATCAATTATTAAAAGCACAAGAAGCATTAAATGAAGCTCAAATAAATTTAAACACAGTTAAGAATAATAAGGTAAGTTTTGAGAAAGATTACGAGAGTTACCAAAATAGAATTAAACAACAACCCTTACAACAGGCACCTCAACAACCTCAACAACAATATGACCCTAAGGCAGTTGAGTGGGCAGAGGCTAACGAATGGTTTGGGAAAGACAGAGTAATGACTGCAGCAGCTTTAGCTGTAGATACTCAGTTAAAAGAAGAAGGTTTTGACCCATCAGATGATGACTTTTATAAAGAAGTAGATTCAAGAATAAGAACTACATTTCCAACAAAGTTTAAAGATGAGTCACAAGTTCGTCAGAAGGCTACGTCAAGTCCTTCTCAAGTGGTTGCAGGAACATCTCGCACTCCTGCTTCTAAAAAAATTAAGTTAACCCAAGAAGATGTTAGGTTAGCTAATAAATGGAATATACCACTTGATAGGTATGCCAAAGAAAAGGCAAAGGTTGAACAAACCAATGAAGAATATACCACAATATCAACAATGCGAAGGAGTTCATAACATGGCATTAACTAAATTAAAAGCAACACGTACTGAAGAAACTAGAGAAGCAACTTCAAAAAATGAAACGTATTCGTTTGAAGAAAAAAGTGCATTAGACATACCTGAAAATGTTCTTGAAAGATTTCATAGTCAAGGCATGGCATTAAGATGGATTAGAATATCTTTAGATGGAGAAGACGATTATAAAAATGTTGGTAAACAACAAAGAGTAGGGTGGACTTTCGTTTCCCCTGAAGAAGTACCTGAGTTAGCAAACTCTTCTTTTACAAAAGATGAGGGTCGTTATAAAGGTGTAGTTTCTAATGGTGACGTAGCATTGGCAAAAATGCCAAAAGGTAAAGTTGAAGCTATGACTGAATATTATAGGAATAAGCATAAAGCACAAGAACAGGCTGTAGAGAAGAATCTTCAAGCAGCTTCTGATTCTAAGATGCCTATAACTAATTCTAGCAAATCCTCTACAACAAGAGGAAGGGAGCCTCGCTTCCAAAGATAATTAATATAAATGTATAACAAGGAGAATATATATGTCTACAACAAAAGGACTCTTTGGGTTACAGCCTTTAAGACAGTTAGGTTCAGGATATAATACTACAGGTTCATCTGAGTATAATATTGCAAACACTTTATCTGTTAATATGTTTAAAGGTGATGTGGTAACTATGAACAATGGTTTCATTCAACCAATTGCAACAACTACTGATTATATCGTAGGTGTTTTTCAAGGTTGTTCCTACATTGACCCAACAACTAAACAACCAACCTTTAGTTCTTTTTATACTGCTGCTACTTCAAGTGCAGTAGGTAATCCTAAAGCATTTGTTGTTGATGACCCTGCAGCTACTTTTATGGTACAAGCAGATGCATCAGTAACAATTGGTGATATTAATTCGCAAAACTTCCCAGTAACACTAGGAGCAGGAAATACTATAACAGGTATCTCAGGCTTTGGTATAAAGGCTGCAGGAAGAGCGACAGCAAGTAAAGCATTAAGACCTCTTAATGTTATTAACGAACCAGGCAATTCACTTTCAGGTGCAGAGGGAGCTTTCCCTAAAGTTGAAGTTGAAATTGTACAACACTGGTCCAAACGTTATGCAACAGCTTAATATAGGAGAAATAAAATATGGCTATTAATAGAGCAAGTATTGCTAAAGAACTTCTCCCAGGTCTGAATGCTGTTTTTGGACTTGAGTACGGAGACGTTAATGAAGAACATAAACCTTTATTTGAAGTTGAAAATTCAGATAGAAGTTTTGAAGAAGAAGTATTGTTTACAGGATTCGCAAGTGCCCCAGTTAAAGCTGAAGGCTCTGCTGTTTCATTTGATACAGCACAAGAATCTTTTACTGCTAGATACAACCACGAAACAGTTGCACTAGCTTTCTCAGTAACTGAAGAAGCTATGGAAGATAATCTTTATGATACTTTCGCAAAAGTTCGTGCAAGAGCACTAGCAAGAGCAATGGCAAACACTAAGCAAGTAAAAGCTGCTAACATTTTTGTTAATGGTTTTACTGCAGGTGATACAGCTATTGGTGATGGACAAGCTTTCTTTTCAGCTAGTCACCCAATCGTAGAAGGTGGAGTACAAAGTAACTTACTAGCTGCTGCTGATTTATCAGAAGCTGCATTAGAAGCTGCTTTGATTGCAATTGACAAAACCAAAGATGATAGAAATATCCTAGTTGGTGCACAAGCTGTGTCATTGCATATTCCTACTGACCTGAAATTTACTGCTGATAGAATATTAGCATCACCAGGCAGAACTGCGACAGCTAACAACGACATTAATGCAATTAGAAACATGGGAGTAGTTCCAGATGGTTATTTTGTAAATAGAAGATTTACAAGTGTAAATGACTATTTCATTAAAACTGATGTTCCTAATGGTACTAAGATGTTTGTTAGAGTTCCATTACAAACTAAGATGGAACCTGACTTTGATACTGGCAATGTTAGATTTAAATCAAGAGAAAGATATTCTTTTGGTGTGTCTGACTGGAGAGGGTTTTATGGCTCTCAAGCAGCTAGTTAATAAATAAATAACATATATAATAGGGTCTCTTATGAGACCCTTTATATTTATATAGGAAGTATAGATGACCAATTTAACTACAATAAGACATATAACAACTTCAGCAGGTGATTCAACAGCAGTTGGAGCTGCTTTTCCTACAAGAATTAGAGGTTTTAATGTTTTAAATTCAAAGGATACAATAGGTACATTTGAAATAAAAAATGGTTTAGCAACAGGAGTTACTGATTCAAGGATTAAAATAAACATAGCAGCAGGTGGTTCATTAGATACTTATCTAGCAGATGAAGGTGTTAGATGTGATACAGGTGTTGTTGTAAGTGCAACTCCAAGTGTCTTTGCTACAATTTATTTTGGATAAATAAATGCCTGTAAAGAAAAAAAAATCTAAAGGCATGGGAATTAAAACAAGTGTTAAGTCAGGTAATTTTTTATCTACTAGCAAGGGTGCAGGTATGACTAAGAAAGGAGTAGCTGCTTATCGTAAAGCTAATCCAGGTTCTAAGTTAAAGACTGCAGTTACAGAATCAAAACCTACAGGAAAAAGAGCAAAGAGAAGAAAATCATTTTGTGCACGTTCAGCAGGACAAGCCAAGATGCATAACATTAGTTGCAAGAAAACTCCAAAGAAAAGAATTTGTGCAGCTAGACGTAGATGGAAATGTTAGATGGCAGATTATACAACTTTAATTACAGAAATTTTAAACACAACTGAGAATGATGCAGTTGAGTTTATAAATCAATTACCTAATATTGTTAATCGTGCTGAAGAAAGAATGGTTGATGACTTAGATGATTATGGTTTAGTATCATATACATCAGTAGCAGTTTCTGCAGGAAACAATATCGTTACCTTACCAACAGGTACAAGAATTGTAAAGAATTTTAATGTCATTACAGATGGCGAGAGAACAAATATATTAGTGAAGACTGATGAATACTTAAGAGATTATTGGACAGTATCAGCTTCAACAGGAAATCCAAAGTATTATGCTCATAAAGATAATACTAATATAATGATTGCACCTACACCTGCATCAACAAGTAATGGTGAGATAGTGCATGTTAGTAGACCTACTACTTTAAGTTCTACTGCACCTTCTAATTATTTTACAAACTTTTGTTATGATGGTTTGTTTAATGCATGTTTAGTTGAGAGTTATATCTTTATGAAGAACTTTGAGATAGTTCCTCTCTTTGAACAAAGGTATCAATCTTCTATTAATATTTTAAGAAATAGAGCCAGAAGATTTAGAAGAGATGATATGACTGCTCCATCAAGTCCAGCAGGTGGAGATGATACAATTATAGACAGGAGTAATTAATGACAAAAAAAAAGCAACCAACACAACTAGATTTATTTTTAAAAAAAGATAAATATAATATTAATGGTGATAATGTTAAACAACAAGATTTATCAGGTTATATGGATGAACAATATAGCAGAGCAAATAATCATGATACTCGTGGTTCTGATAGATTAGAAGCTAGAAAGAAATTAGTTAAAACAAAAAAAATTTTAAAAATAAAATTAGATGAAGACGATAAATCTATTGTTAGAGATAAAACTAGAAAAATAAAAGATAAAATTGATACAAAAAATAAACTTAAAAAACTACATAATAAGGCTTCAGAAATGGCAAGTTTTTTAACAAAAAGAATGGGTGTAAAAGGTAAAATATTAAATAAATTAATTTTACCAAAATCTCCTAAAGGAATTGGTGGTGTAACAAATGCAATGGTTAAAAAAGTAAAAAATAAAAAGTCTAAGTTTACTGGACCTCTTACTAAAAAAAAATCTGGTGGTAGATTAAATAATGGTACTTCATTTATTAGTAGTTTGTATAAGGATAAAACGTAATGACAATAATGAGAAGTGATATATCTCAACAGATAAATAAACCTGGTGTAAAGAAAAAAAGTTTGTATAGTAAAGTTAAAGACAAAATAAAAAAACTAGATGTATCTAAAAAAATGCCTGATAGTTTAAAAAAAAATACTATTCGCAAAGGTTTAAGCAAGGCTGCAAGATTTGGTTTAAAAACTGCAATGTATGCTAATCCATTAGGACAAGCTATAGGAGTTTATGATATAGGTAAGATGGCATTTGATGAATATAAAAAACCTGAATCTGTTGCTAATAGAAAAAAAATAGCTAAAGAAACTAAAGAAAGAAAAGAAAAATTTAAAATAAGCCAAGCTAAAAAAAGAAAAAATAATATATTTAATAAACAAGATAAAATACAATTTGCTAAAGTAGAAAAAGAAAATGAAAAAGCTATTAAAAAATATATGGGTGGTACCCTAAACAAAAGGAGTAAATAATGTCTAAAGCAGAAGCAGTAAAAGCAGCTAAAAAATATATTACAATAGGATTTAATAAATTATCTAAAATAGAAAAAGATGATGTTATAAAATCTATGAGTAAATTAAAAGACTTTGCAGGTAAAACTAAAAAAGAAATTAAAGATGTTTTAAAAAAAGTTTATAAAAAAGATGTGACTCCTCCAGCTAAGTTAAAGAAAATACAAGCAAATAAAGATAGACCAAGAAAACCTTTATTTGATTTAACAGATAGAATGAGAGGTAGGAATAGAGAAGTAAATATGCTTAATAGAGTAACCCCTAAACAACAACCTACTGCAAAAGATTTTACTTCAGAAGGAATTAATAAACAACTTTTAAAACTTCAAGATGAAGCAGGTGATGGAATGAATATTGTAAAGAGAAAAGTAGGAGGTACACTTCGTAGTACTCGTGGTTATGGTAAAGCTAGAACACCTAATAATTAATAAAGGAGAAGTATATGATTATAAAAGGTATAGGTAAAGTTACAGAAGCAATGTTTAAAGCTGCTTCAAAAAAAGCTAATAAACTTAAAAAGAAAAAAGATAGACTTGAAAAAGAATCAATTGTAACTGCAAAAAATGACCCTGCAGTTATAGCTGAATTAAAAAAATTAAAACCAGGTTCAATTCCAGGTATTAAATCTGGAAGTAGAGAAGCTGATGCTTTGAAAAATACTTTAGGTCCTAAAGATTTTACATCTCAAAGTAGTAATACAAAAGGTTTGCCAAAGTTTACTGGACTGCCTAATAAAACTGCATCTTCAGCTAGTGGTTCTTCTAAAAAAATATCTAAACAATTAGCTTTAAAACAAAGAAGTAAAAAAAGATTAATGGAATTAAATAGAAAAAAGAATTTAACTGAAATTGAAAAATTAGAACAAAGAGGATTACTAAGAGATTTTGGTTCTATTAAAAGTTTGCAAAAACAAACTGGAAAAATGACAAATTTTTTAGCTAAAAAAAATAAAAAACTTCCACCAGATGTTAAAGGTAAAAAAGATTTTGACCCTAAAGTATTAGCAGAAATTACTAGAAAAGCTAACAAAAAAAAATTAGGTGGTGCAATTAAAAAATTAAAATTTGGTGGTAGAGTTGGTTCACCTAGAGGTACTGGAGCTGCTTTAAGAGGATTTGGAAAGGGTTACAAATAATGGGTGTAGTAAAACATACAGTAAAACAATTACAAAAAATGTTAAAACAAGCTAATAAAGATGTAGCTAAAGAAAAAAAAATAGCATATAAAAAATTTAATCCAGTTACTGAATCTGCTGAAATGAATGATTTAGCAGAAGCTAGAATGATGGTACAGGGGATAGAAGAAGAAATTTTAAAAAAAACAACTAGCAAAGCTGACCTTAAAAAAATGGGAATGGGTAAAAAAACTGGTCGTAGAATTGGTAGAGGTATGGGTAAAGCACTACGTGGTGGTGGTAAAGTAATAAGAGGTTAAATAAATGACAACAAATTCAACGTCAGGTACTTATAATTTTAACTTAGAGATAGGTGATATTATACAGGAAGCTACTGAGATGATTGGTGGTGAGATTACTTTAGGTGAAGAACCTAGAAGTGCCAGACGTTCTATTAATTTAATTTTAAATGATTGGCAAAATAGAGGTGTATGTCTTTGGACTACNAATACTACAATTGTAAGTATTGCTGCAAGTACAACTGCTATTAATTTAGGTAATAACATTAGTGATGTTATGCAAGTTGTAATTAATAGAGACAATACAGATTTAAATTTAACTCGTATATCTTATGAACAATACTTAATTCTTCCTAATAAAGGACAGACAGGTAGACCTTCACAATATGCAATTAAGAGATTTGCAGATAATGTTGAGTTATATATGTGGGCACTATCAGACCAGAACACTGATAAATTAAAAATTGAAAAGATTGATTACATGCAAGACGTAACAAAGTCAGCAGTACAAAATGCAGATATGCCTAGAAGATTTTTACCTTCACTTACAACTGGACTTGCTTATTATATGTCATTAAAAAGACCAGGAATAACTGAAGCAAGGGCATCTTTTTTAAAAAAAGAATATGAAGAACGATTAGCTTTTGCTATGACTGAAGATAAAGAAAGGGCATCTTTATATATTACTCCACGTATGAGTAGTATATAATGACAACAGGTAGAAAAGCTTTAGCAGTTTGTGATATATGTGGATTTGTATATCCTCATAGTTCTATGAAAAGAAACAGTTATGGACTTATAGTTTGTCCTACAGATTTTGATGGAGCTTATGATGAAAAAAATCATCCACAGAATAGAGCACCTGATGTAAGTGATAACCCTGCAATAAGAGACCCTAGACCTTCTCCTTCTGAAGCTATGACTGATTGGGAAAATCAGAATACTAAATGGGAAGCGACAACACAATTTTGGAATATGGTGAATAATAACAATGCCTGATTTAACTGGAACACAAATATCAAATACCTATAAAAGATTAATGCAGGTTAATGTATCTGCAAACTCAGGTATTACAACATCCTTACAAACAATTCAATCTGGAGATAATTCTAATACTCCTCTTCAACTTTCAAACTCAACTTTAAATGTTAATGGAACTTTTGCAATAGGTGGTGTAAACCTTACAGCAACAGTATCTGCTATAAATGCTATCTCAGATATTTCAGGTGGTGTAGGTTATCTTGTTGTATCAGGTACAAATATTTACAATAGAACATTTTCTGCAGGTCCTAATATTACACTTACAAATGCAAATGGTGTTGCTAGTAATACTGGTATCGCATTAACAAGTGCAGTTGCTACTAAGTCTTTAGGAGCTACAACAGTTTCATGTTCAACATTAGAAGTAACAGGAAGTATAGATGTATCAGCAGTAAGTGTAGGTACATTTACTGCAGTATCTATTAATACCTCAGTAATGAAAGCAGCTTCAGTTTCAATTGCAGGTGGTGATGCTACTTTACAAACAGGAAGTATTGCAACCTTTGCAGCAACAACAGTTGCCTGTTCAGTTCTTGAGGGAACAACAGGTACATTTACAGGAGTAGTTTCAGCATCAGGGTTTGCAGGAGATGGTTCTCAATTAACTAATGTACCTTCAGCAGAAGGTGGAACTGTTAAACGTATAACTGCAGGTACTGGAATAGGTATTACAGTTGATGGTTCAACTTCAACCTCTATACCTGTAAGTGGTACAGTTCTTATAAGTCCTAATCAATCATTTGGTACAGTTTCAGTTTCAACAGGATTAGTAGTTCCTCAAGGTATTGCAAGATTTTCAATACCTGTTAGTGGTACAGCAGCAACATTCTCAGGCAATGTATCTGCTGCAAATGTTTATGCATCTACAAATGTTTTTGTAGCTGGAACAGCAGTACCAACAGGTGCACAAATTGCTGCAGTATCAGCTTTAACTTCAGTAAACAAAGCTGACATTGCTACTAACGTAGCTGCGATAACTTCAGTAAACTCAGTTGTAGCAGCAGTATCAGCATTAACGTCAGTAAATAAAGCAGGGGTTGCAACTAATGTAGCAGCTATTACTTCTGTCAATAGTAAGATAGCAACAGTTTCAGGAGCACTTGCAACTTCAATAGGAAATACAAATACAGTTTTAGCAGCAACGTCAGCAGCTTTAGCCACGTCTATAGGTAATAGTAATACAGTTATTGCAGCAGTCTCAGTTTTAACATCAGTTAATTTAGCTAAGATTACATCTATAAATTCAGTAATAGGGGATGGTTCTGGATTTGCAACAGATGCTGAACTACAAGCAGTGTCTGCTACAATGGCTACATCTATAGCAAATAGCAACACAGTCATAGCTGCAGTGTCAGTTCTGACTGGAGTTAATCTTGCAAAGATAACTTCAATTAATTCAATAATAGGTAATGGCACAGGGTTTGCTACAGATGCAGAATTACAGGCAGTATCTGCAACAATGGCTACGTCTATTGCAAATAGCAATACAGTAATTGCTGCAGTATCAGCATTAACTTCAGTAAATAAAGTTGATGTAGCTGCAAGGTTACCATTATCAGGTGGTACATTAACAGGTATCTTATCTGCTACTGATGTATATACAAGTGCAGTAGCAATTGGTGTTGATACATTATTAGGTAAACAATTACATATAGGTACAGCAGCAGTTGCTGACATTGTAAGTTTAACTGATGGTACAAATATAGCAGTAGATTTAAATGCAGGTCAAAATTTTGCAGTTCAGTTAGGTGGTAATAGAACATTATCTAATCCAACAAATTGTGTAGCAGGACAAACAGGAAGTATTTTTGTAATACAAGATGGCACAGGAAGTAGAACATTATCTTTTGCAGCTAATTATAAATTTCCAGGAGCAACTGCTCCAACATTAACAACAACTGCAGGGCAAACAGATAGGATTGATTATATAGTTTTTGCTTCTGCAAACGTACATGCAATAGCAACTTTAAATGTAAGTACATCTTAGTGGAATGATTTATAGAAAATTTATTGAGCAACAAAAAAAGAAAACTAAAAGTAGGAAAGTATAATGTCAGTATTTCAAAATAATGTATTAATGGGAGCAGCTTCTCAACCTGCAGCTAGTGTTTATGAAATAGAACAATCTATTCGTTTTGATGACTCTGGTCCAGCATATATGCGAAGAACACCTGGTAGTGCTACTAATAAAAAAACTTGGACATATAGTGTATGGATTAAAAGAGGTGACCAACCAGCAAACTATTCTCCTGGTATGTTATTATTACAGCATGGTAATTCTGGAACTGGTTTACAAGAAACAATAAGAATAAATACTGCATCAGGTTCTACTCATTCAACATTAATGTATTATAGTGATTCACCCTCTACAAATTTAACAACAACTCAAAAATTTAGGGATGCTTCAGCATGGTATCACATTGTGGTAGCAAAAGACACAACTCAATCTACTGCATCAGACAGAGTAAAAATTTACATCAATGGACAAAGAGTTACAAGTTTTAGCACAGAAACTTATCCATCTATAAATGGTGAAGGATTTATAAATAGTAATGTTTTACATAATATAAGTGCAGACCAAAATGGTGGAAGTAATTATGATGGCTATATGGCAGAAATGCATTTTATTGATGGCTCACAATTAGACCCTAGTAGTTTTGGTTCAACCAATAGTAAAGGTATTTGGATACCTATAGAATATGAAGGAAGTTATGGAACAAATGGGTGGCATATAGATGGCAGAGATGCAAGTGACTTAGGTGATGATGAATCTGGTAATGGTAATGATTGGGCAACAACTGGTCTTGCAACACATGACCAAATGGCAGATACACCTACAAATAATCATGCAGTTTTTAATATTTTAGATACAAGTTTAAATGGACCAACAATGACTATATCTGATGGTAATTTAAAATGTCTTTGTACTGGAACAGTTGGTCCAACACAAAGATTTTCTACTCTTGTAATACCACCAACTGGAAAATGGTATTTTGAATTTGAACTTGATGCACAAACTGGTCCACAAGATTCAAATTTAAGATTAGGTGTAATGAGGGCAGATATTAATGCATCTTTTGTAGATGCAAACACTGGAGTTAATTTACCAGACGATACAAGACAGTATAGTTTACAAATAGGTCCAGCAGCTAGAACTGGCTCTGGAGGGGGTGTT